GGAATAACTTTGGGTAGCATTAGTGTAGACACTGGATATTGTTCTCCAGTTAATATAGCTAATCATTGTATTTATAATAGAATATTAACAGACGCAGAAATATCTCAAAATTTCCAAGCAACAAAAACAAGATTCGGATTATAATATATGGCTTTACAATATTCACCAAAAATAGTTCAGGATTCTTTAGTGATGTGTTTAGATGCATCAAATAATAAATCATATCCAACTGATTTGCCTGTAAAAAATGGATTGGTTATGTGGATGGATGCTGCTGATGATACTACATTTAGTTATAGTTCAGGAACCACAGTGAGTCAGTGGAGAGATAAAAGCGGATTTAATTATCATATGGTTCCTGTTTCTGCGGGACCAACTAGAAATGCTTTTTTAAATTCCAGAAAAGTAATAGCATGTACTACGAGCCAACAAATATGGAATTCTGCAATTAATTTAGTTACTTCTACTTATACAATATTTGGCGTTACTAGATTAACAGGAACAACTAATGCTAGAGTTTTAAGCACTCAATATACTGGAAACTTAGGGGGTAATTGGCTCTTAGGTCACTGGGCTGGTTATGTAAACCAATACTTTGCGGAAGGATGGGTTTCAGGTCCATACGGAACTGCCGCAAATACTGCGTGGAATATATTTATGGGTGATTGGAACCGCATCGGCGATTTAGCAAATTTATATACAAATGGAACAGCAATTGTAATTAATTCTGTTGGAGCCGAAGCTGGGCCAATGGGATTGGGAATAAATATTAACTCTGAAACTTCAACATGTGAAGCCGCAGAAATAGTTGTATTTGATAGAGTTTTATCAGCCACAGAATTAAAACAAGTCCACACATATCTTGGACAAAAATGGGGTATATCTAATACTGATAGAAGCACAGTTAATTTGGCAGGAGGATTTACTAGCCCTTGGTTATTAGGAGTCGGAGATGGCGAAACTAATAATATGCCAACATACTCTCCTTATAATAAAACATTTGTTTTTGATGGCACTAATGACATTATATCATACCCAAATGCGTTAGGGACATTTGCGTCGTATACATTTTCATTTTGGGCTAGAAGAAATGTTGAAAGTAAAATGGCTTTTTCATCTTATGGTAATGCTGCGTTTTATTGGTTTGGAGATAATAGTTGGGCGTATACGCATGGTGGAGTTTTTGGTGAAAAATACTACAATAAGGCAGTGAGTATTCCTCTTGGATCTTATGGGCATTATTGCGTAACTTATGATGGAGCGGCAGTTAGGATTTATAGAAATGGTATTTTCGAAGATTCTCAAGCTACTACAGGGGCTGCTGTTTTTAACGTTGGATTGCAATTAGGACGGTTTGGAGCCGATCCAACAGGTTACGCATTTAGTGGAGATATTGCTAATTTTTTAATGTATACAAGAGCATTATCTGCCGCAGAGGTCGCTCAAAATTATGAATCACAAAAAGCTAGATTTGCAAATTATATTGTAACTAGTGGTCTTGTATTAAATCTTGATGCTGGTAATATATATAGTTATGGCGGCGCTGGAACAACATTTTATGATGTAAGTCCAACCGCTTTATCTTGGACAATTAATAATGCAACATATAATTCAAGTGATCCAAAATATTTTAGTTATAATGGTAGTGATAGTTGGTTACAATCATCTACTTCCGCAGCTTATGATTCTCAAACAATAACAATGGAATGTTGGTTCTATACTAGCACTGTATCACAAAATGGATTCTTATTTGAAAAAGGAGCAGTAAATAGTCAATATAGCATGTTTTTATCAGGTGGCGATACATTTCTTTTTAGAACAATAGGAGGCACAATAAATAATCAAGATTTAACTTTCACTTCTTCTACTTATTTGACTGCGAATGTATGGAATCATGTTATTTGTACTTACAATGGAAGTATAAAAATTATATATGTTAATGGTATTCAAGTTGCGAGTGTGAACGCTTCTGGAACATTAAATACAGGCCAAACAAATCAATATATTGGAAAATATGGCAATGCGGGAAATAATTATCCATTCAATGGAAGAATAGGAGAATCAAGAGTTTATAATATTGCATTATCTGCCGCTCAAGTTTTACAAAATTACAATGCTACAAAAGGAAGGTTTGGATTATAATTGTTGTTTGAATCTTAAATTTGTATTCTATTTATATAACATATGTCAGATCTAATCATCACACCAGGTTCAGGTAAAATTGATTTTATTTATCAAAGTGGACAAGAAGTATCCAGACTTGAATCTATAATTATTGATCCAATTGACGGTTTAGTTTTTTCAGGTAAAATATCAGCTTCTTCGGTAACTTCACCTATTAATGTTACGGCTACTTCTTCAAATTTAAGTTATCCATTCATTTTTGCTAGTTCAACATCAACAGGTCCAAAAAGTTTATTAATTGATAGTGCTGGTGGTACATATAATCCATCAACAAATACTGCTACAATTGATGTATCTGGTAATTTAACAGGTACTGCTACAACCGCTTCATACGCAAATGCGTTAAATGCAGCTAATAGTTACACTGTTGTCGGAATAACAGGCAATTTAACAGGTACTGCTACAACTGCTTCATACGCAAACAATTTAAACGCAGCTAATAAATACACTGTTGTCGGTATTACAGGCAGTTTATTTGGAACAAGTAGTTGGGCCACTAATGCGACTAATGCATTACAATTGGGTGGGACTGCAGCTGCAAGTTATGTAACACTGACGGGTGTACAAAATTTAACAGACAAAACAATTACCGGTACATTTACTGGCAATTTAACTGGTACTGCTACAACCGCATCATATGCCAATGCTTTAAATTCAGCTAATAATTATACAGTTGGTACAATAACAGGTGCATTAACTGGTACAAGTAGTTGGGCTACTAATGCATTAACTGCTACAAATGCGACACAATTAAATGGTCAAGCTGCTTCATATTATACAAATATACCTGCGAGATTGGGATATACACCTGTAAATCAAGCTGGTGATACAGTTGCTGGTAATTTGACGGTTAACGGAAATTTTTCGGTTAATGGTTCTTTTACTGCTTTTAGTGCAAGTAATGTATATATTAGTAGCAGTCAATTATATATAGAAGATAATATTCTTACACTCAATGCGTTTAGTCCATATTTGAGATATGCTGGTATAGAAATGTATGATAGTGGTAGTGGTACATTAAGCAATTTACTTTGGGATGGCGAAGGTGATTATTTTTTCTTGTCAGGAAGTAGTGTTAACGGTAAAATTATTACTGGACCTGATTCACAAGCCAATTTAAGTTCTAACTTTGTTCCCAAAGCTACTGCGGGTTATAAATTAGGAAACAGTTTGATCTATGATGATGGAACATATGTTGGTATTGGAACAACAATACCTGTTCAAAAATTGTCTGTCGTCGGAAATATTTATTTACCGCAATCTAATTTTATAACTTGGAATAATGGTGACGCAGAAATAACAGCTGTTTCCGGATATAATTTAGTATTCCGTACATACACTGGATCTAGTATGACTGAAAAACTCAGAATTACTAGTGGTGGAAATGTTGGTATAGGTACAACTGGTCCATCTGCTTCATTACATGTAAATTCAACAACTGCTGGTGCAACACTATTAAGAACAGATGGAACGAATGGAACATTATTTAGTGTGGTTGATGATTTATCCGATTCGTTGATGAGTGTAAATAACAGTGCTGGTTTACCAGTATTGGAAGTATTTGCTGATGATAGAATTGTTGCGGGACAATATGGACAAAACGATTTTGTTTTAATAAATAATAAAGTAGGCATTGGTACAAATAATCCTACTAATAAATTAACCGTAAGTGGTTCAACAAGTATTGGTGAATCTTACATTAATACCACATCACCATCAAATGGCTTGATTGTACAAGGTAATGTTGGTATAGGTACAACACTTCCTGGTGCTAAATTACAAGTAAACGGTAATGTTAGTGGTAGTAGTTTTACTTCTAGTATAAGTAACGCAGTTGGTTTCTTGGGAACCAGTAGTTGGGCTACAAATGCTACCAACGCATTACAATTGGGTGGGACTGCTGCTGCTGATTATGTAACATTGACAGGTACACAAAATTTAACAAACAAAACAATTACCGGCACATTTACTGGCAATTTAACAGGCACTGCTACTACTGCATCATACGCAAATGCGTTAAACGCAGCTAATAATTATACAGTTGGTATAATAACAGGCAATTTAACTGGTACAGCTACAACCGCATCATATGCAAACAATTTAAATGCGGCTAATAATTATACAGTTGGTACAATAACAGGTGCTTTGACAGGCACAAGTAGTTGGGCATCAAATGCTACAAACGCATTACAATTGAATGGAGTTGCTGCAGCAAGTTATGTAACATTGACAGGTACACAAAATTTAACAAATAAAACACTAACTTCTCCAACTTTAGTAACTCCAGTTTTAGGAACTCCAAGTTCTGGTGATTTAACAAGTTGTACTTTTCCGACGTTAAATCAAAGTACAACAGGTACTGCTGCAACCGCATCATATGCCAATGCGTTAAACGCAGCTAATAAATACACTGTTGTTGGAATAACTGGTAGTTTATTTGGAACCAGTAGTTGGGCTACTAATGCTGTTACCGCATTAAATGGTGGTGTAACAAGTATTGTAGCAGGAACATCAATAAGCATATCGGGCGGTACTGGTGCGGTAACAGTAAATAATAGTTCGCCAAATGCAACACATACAGGTGATGTTACAGGTGCAACTTCATTGACAATTGCAAATGATGCGGTAACTACTGTTAAAATACTAAATGCAAATGTTACTAATGCAAAATTAGCAAATAGTTCTGTTACAATTGGTTCAACGGCAGTTGCTTTGGGTGATACTGTAACAACATTTGCAGGTTTAGCTAGTGTAACTTCAACCGCATTTGTTGGTGCTTTAACGGGAAATGTAACTGGTACAGCTACTACTGCTTCATATGCAAATGCTTTAAATACGGCTAATAATTATACAGTAAATAATTTAAAAGTTACATCAACTGTAGGTATAGGCACTACACTTCCACAAGGTATTTTAGAAGTTCAAGGAACAACTGATGCAAGTCTTGCTGCTATTGGATCACAAACTCAATTATGGGTAAGTGACAATAGAAATCAAACAACAGGTGTTGGTGGAGGAATTTCATTTGCTGGAGAATATATAAATTCAAACGCAGCGCAAATAACTTTTGGTGCAATTAGAGGATCAAAAGCGAATGATACATCCGCAAACACAATTGGTAATTTAGAACTATATGCATTTGGCGGAGATTTTAAATTTCACAGTCAATATAGTCAGATTATTGGTGCGAATACAGTATTAATGACACTTAGTGCATCAGGTAATCTTGGTATAGGTACAATAACTCCAAGTTATAAAGTTCAAGTTGCTGGCGATGCTTATATAACTAATACTTTAAAAAATGGACAAGTCGAAACAAGAAGTTTTAAAGATACTTTCTCTAACGCAGTAGCAAATCGTGCAATTGATATTCGTTTTCCAAATACATATCTAAATGGATTAATTGAAATTGAAGTTACGTCTGGTTACAGTAATCAAAATTCGGTTGGAGTAGTAAAGAAAATATTTTCAGTTGGAGCTAACCCAAATAATGTTATTTGGAATACTACAGTCGCAAGAGTTGTTGAAGCTCATGGTGCGGCAGCAGACAATTGGACAATTGGTGATTTCGCATGGGATGCAACTAATAGTAAATATATAATTCCAATATATCATATCGTAAGTACTGGAAATGTATTAAATATTACTATTAGATATTTCTCAGAAGGGGCACTTGATTATCCAAATCTTCCAAATACAACTGTAAGTGCGGTATATACTGCTACAATTCCATCTGCTTATCAAACTAGGCATTATGTTTATTACAATGACAACGTTGGTATAGGCACAACAACTCCCGCTGCAAAATTACATGTAGTTGGCTCAAGTATCCTTGCAAATCAAACAACAATAAATCCAGATTCATATACAGGCGTTGTTGCGGGTAATATAGCAGATGGCAGTGGTTGGGGCGTAACTGGTATTGGTCTTAATGGTGGTGCCGCTGGCAGAACGCTTGGTATTGGCAATAGTGGCACTGATTTCTATTTTGGTGCTAGTAACGGATCATCCACTGCGAGTTTACAAACATATATACAATTTAATGGTCCAAACAGACACGTATATCTTGTTCCTGCTTCAGGTAATGTTGGTATAGGTACAACAAGTCCAAATGCAAAGCTTGATGTTAATGGTAATGCAATAGTCACTGGATCATTGACTACAACGAGCACAATTGTTGCACGCAATTATATAATGGCTACAGATACACTTTATATTCAAAAAGGTGTTGGCGGATATCAGAGTTATATCACAGCAGAACAAACTGCAGCAGGTACTGGAAATTCATTTAAATTCTGGAATTCAGGTACAGAAACTTTGATGACAATTGGATACAACGGTAATGTTGGTATTGGTACTACAAGTCTTAATGCTAAATTGGTTGTAATGGGCGAAGACATCCAAAATTATGCTAAATCAAGCGTTCCTACAGCAATAGTAGCTGATAGTGTTCCAGAATTCTTAATTGGCAGCACAGATAATATAGCAGGAGAAGAAATTACTTTAAGAATGGGAAGCGTTTTATCTTCGTACTATACTTATGGTGCTTATGTTAAGGCGATCCAAGGCTCCGGTGTTGATTATTATAAATTAGCTTTTGGTACTTCTAATGGTGCTGCTGCAACTACCAAAATGACGATTGCTAATGATGGCAATGTTGGTATAGGTACAAGTAGTCCTGGTGCTTTATTAGAAATTAGCAGTAGTACTGCAGCAAGTTTATTGAATATCAAAGGAACAGGTGGTAATGGTATATTATTTGTAAGTGGAAGTGGCAATGTTGGTATAGGTACAACTGTTACTGTTGCTAAATTACATGTAAATTCAACTACATCTGGTGCGACATTATTAAGAACAGATGGAACTAACGGAACATTATTTAGTGTGGTTGATGATTTAAGTGATAGCTTGATGAGTGTAAACAATAGTGCTGGATTACCTGTACTAGAAGTATTTGCGGATGATAGAATTGTTGCGGGACAATATGGTCAAAACGATTTTGTTGTAGTTAATAATAAAGTAGGCATTGGTATAAACAATCCAGTAGCTAAATTACAAGTTACAAGTTCCACATCAATACCATCCGCAATATTTATGGGCGGTAATGTTGGTATTGGCACAACAAATCCTGTTGGTAAATTAGATGTAAGAGCAGGCAGTGGAGGTGAAATAATATTTGGATCTTATGATGCAAATTATACTGTAAGAGTCCAAAGTGGAGATCAATTAAACTTTTATAATGGCGCTTCTGCTGGTGCAGCATATATAAATTATGCAGGTGGAGCTACAGTGTTAAGTCAAAATTTACATGTAGAAAAAGCTACAGGAGGTACCACTGGATTAGTTAGAATAAAAGCCGATGGTAATTTGGGTATAGGAACAACACTTCCTACTACGCCATTGCATGTAGTGGGTGTAATTAGTGGTAGTAGTTTTAGTGGCGCAGGTACAGGTTTAACAGGAACTGCTGCTGGATTAAGTATTGGTGGTACTGCAGCAACTGCATCATACGCAAATGCATTAAATGCGGCTAATAAATACACCGTTGTCGGTATTACAGGTAGTTTATTTGGAACCAGTAGTTGGGCTACAAATGCAGTAACCGCATTAAATGGCAATGCGACTCACACAGGTGAAGTAACAGGAGCAACTGCATTAACAATTGCAAATGATGCTGTAATCACTGCAAGAATTGCTAATGCTGCTGTAACCACTTTAAAAATTGCAGATGCGAATGTAACTAATGCAAAATTAGCAACTGATGCGGTAACTGATGTAAAAATAACAAATGGAACTATAAGCAATCTAAAATTAGCAAATAAGGCTGTAACTGTAGGCACAACATCAATTGACTTAGGCGCAGCGGCAACAACAATTGGAGGATTAGTTAGTGTCACTTCAAATGCATTTGTAGGGCCTTTGACTGGAAATGTAACAGGAACTGCTGATACTGCCGCTTCATTGGTAACAGTTAATAGTTATACCGTAGGAAGTTTGACAGTAAGTACAACGGCACAATTAGTTGGTGTAAAAGAAACTTATGCTGGTGTCACTCCTGCGAGCAGTATAGTAACAATAGATTTAAATTTAGGAACAGTATTTAGATTAACTTATAATGCCGCAATTAACAGTTTTACAATAAATAATGTTACCGCAAATAAAGTCAATTCATTTACTTTGATTAGTATACCTGCTGCTTCTGGTGCAGGTGGTATTAACTTTACATTTACTGGATATACATTGTTATGGGCAGGTAATATTACTCCTACAGCAACAACTACTAATGGTAAATTTGATGTATTTTCATTTATTTTTGATGGCACACGTTGGTATGGATTTGTCGGAGGATTAAATTATTAATAATATATAAAGTTATGTTTTCAAACGCAAAATATCCAATAAGAACATCAAAAGCTACTCCCACACCTACACCAACGCCTACTCCTACACCAACGCCTACTCCTACACCAACGCCTACTCCTACACCAACGCCTACTCCTACACCAACGCCTACTCCAGGACCTTCTAATGCATCTAATTATACCGTAGCTAGATGGGAAGGTACAAGTAATGCAGCGGGTCTGCCCCCTGGATCAAGCAATGCAATATGGGAATTTTATTTATTTGAAGATGGTTGGGGTGAATTAAGAGTGGGTACATCGTCCTTTACGTCTGGGGTTACTGGTGTTTATACTGCTGCCGGTGTAGGATCATCCTATACGTTCATACAAGGACAAAGTTATGTGTTTAAAATGTCAAGTAGTGCAGTTATTGTATATGAGGGATTCACCCGTGTAAATGGTTCATTGTCCGCAGCAACCGCATATCCAACACTTAATTCGGTTGCTTCGCCCTCTTGGCCACCATCAGGATGGACTAGTCTACAAAATGCTAATATAGATGATAATTTTGTTATAGTACCACATGCTGCAACTACAGTACTAGGAACATCAAGAACAACAATGTATGTAGGAAGTAATTCGTACATTACATGGGGTGCAGGAACTGGTTCTTATAGCGGATTATCTACTACTAATCCTATGCAAGATAAAATAATGATGGCTTCCGCAGACAGAAGTTATCAAAGAGTTGCATATAAAACCGGAACAACATATGCTGCTTCCGGTACAGGTCCTGGTCCCACACCAACTCCTACACCAACTCCTACACCAACTCCAACACCAACTCCAACACCAACACCTAGTGGTGGTGGTTCGGATGGGCCTGGTTGGACATATAGTTTTTCAACATCAAATCGTAATGATTTTACTGGATTTGTAGGTGCTCAAGTTGTACTTAATACTTCTTATACTTACTTTAATTTATCACAAGTCGGGGTTCCATATCAATCTGTTAACGGCTCGTCATATAATGTTACAGTTTATGTATTAAATTCATCTGGTACTCAATTGGGATCATATGCATTAACTGTTGCATCTGGAGCTGCATTTGCTTATAGTTATGTATCAGTAACACATCAATTTGCAGCAGGCGCAACATTTTATATTGTTATCGCAACAACAAATGGTGGATTAAGTTGGAATGATGTTGCGGGGAGTTCTGTATCTGCTTATGTTTTAGTTCCACCTAGTTCATTAACTGCTGTAGTTTCTGTTACTGGAGCTTATTTAAGCAGTATACCAAGTGCGCCTGGTTTATTTGGTGGTAACGCATCTTATGCTGGATTATTAGCTGTAGGATTTACATCTTAATTTATGAAAATATCAAAAATAATAAACAATCAAATATTTGTCGATGAACATACACAAATGTTTCCGACAGTTGCATTTCCACCTGACGGAACAGTTCCACAACCATTTATGGAATTTCATAATTTATATGAAGTAGTGGATTATGTATCATATAATTCAAAAACACAAAAATTACAATCAATATCACCAACACTGATAGACAATAAAGTTTATATCGTTGAAGTAATTGATAAATCACAAGAAGAACGTACTGCTGAACTTTTTATTGAAGTTCGATCAAAAAGAGATAGATTATTAAAAGAATCTGATGTTTTTGTTTTATCTGATAGATGGGATTCTTATTCAGATGAAAAAAAGTTAAAATTGTCTCTATATCGTCAAAAACTTAGAGATATTCCTCAAGAGTTTGCAGATCATTTGGATAATGTTTTTTGGCCGTCAATACCTATAACTTAAATATAAATCTTGGTTTTTTCATGACCAACGACAATGTTAGGATCAATCATTACTTTGTATCCCAATCTTGTTGCTTCTCTACACCAAGCAACATCTTCCATTGTAAAATCTGTTGAACCTCTAATATCAACGAATTCAGGACGAAACCAAGGATATTTCATACTTTCAAATACTCCTCGTTTAATTAACATAAATCCAAATCCTGTATAAACTACGGGAAATTTCTTATGTTTGCTTTTAAAATCATTTAATACAACATCATCCATAAATTGGAAACTACCATTTTGTTGAAAGTAATCTTCATCCCAATATGGAACAGTTGCATAATGTGTTCCACCATCCATTTTATATATACCACTTACAATATCTTCCTTATGATCCAATAATTGTTGAAATTGTTGCGGTGTAAATAACACATCATTATCAACCCATAACATATAATCATAATCTAATTTACCACCAAATGGTTTTTGATTTTCACCTGCTAATATATTACCACCCAAACACATATTACGAACATAATAAATATTACAACTATACTTCTGCGAATAAATAATACTATGTCCTTTGTTATAACAATATCCTAATAAATTAGTCCAACATTGTAAGAAGTTTCCGCTGTATTCTTTGCCGGGTAAACAAAACAAAATTTTCATAAAATATAATAATTAAAATTGTACAATTACACATATATATCTGTGTTACAACCTCGAAAGGATATTATAATATGGAAAATCAACTATCAAGATTCAGTGTTACAGAAATCAAAGCCTTAGTTTATGATGAATTGGCAAAGGCTGAACAAGCTCAAGCCAATATTCGTATTCTAAATCAAGAACTACGAACCAGACTTCAACCTCCAGTAGCTCAAGACGGCGGTCAACCAACCGTTACTTCTGCTGATTTCTCTGGTGCTCCAGATGCCTAAGTTATGTCAGAACCAATTAAATTCACACAAGAAGAACTAGATAATTTGGGTAAAATACAATCCAAATATCAAGAAAATACTTTCCGATTCGGACAGTTATATCTAGACAAACTCTCGTTGGATGAAAAGTTCAAACAATTAACAGAATCAGAAGCAAGTTTGAAAAATAACTTCTTGGAAATTCAAAAAGAAGAAGAAACATGGTTAAATAGTATCACTACAAAGTATGGCGAAGGATCACTATCGTTGAAAGACGGTACCTTTATTCCAACAAAAAAGTAATACACCAAACAAAATTCAAATAACCCACATAATTAATTTTATGTGGGTTTTTTATTGTATATATATAATTAAACATTTTAGGATATAATCTATAGAACTTTTATATTTATATCTAGCAAATATATTTTCTTATGAACATGGATCAATTTATTGTACGACCAGGTCAAAAAACAACTGAAGAAAAAACACAGGTTATTAATGTACACAGAACCGTTAAAGGATTCTATAAAGCATCTATCATGGAACCAGATGCAAGTGGCACTATTAATGAAGCATTTTCAACTGGTTGGAAACCTAACACCATTCTAAACAGTGGATTAGACAAAATTGCTTATATGCCATGGGCACAAACATTCCAATTTTGTTTAATAGGCAATTATCCATATAGCGGATCATATCAAACTGCTTCTTACGATGAAACCATGTTGAAGGCTCCAAAGAAAATTCATGCATTTTATTTGCCAGGTCAAGGAAATTGTGGACATGTGATATCTGGAAGCACAGTAAGATTGTTCAGAACATTTGATTTTTATAAGGAAACAGACAACACAACTTATACCGAAGTAGGATTTAAAGAAACACCTGCAGCAACTACATTGTTTAGTAAAATTCGTTTTGATCCAACGATGAGTTTACATGCGGGTCAATTTATGCGTGTTTCATATGAACTTCGTGTAAATTTGAATCCTGCTACTGGTAGTACAGGTGGCGTTTCACCAAGTCCATTTCCATCATTTACAGGATGGACTACTGGTTCATTGGATAAAGAAGCAATTCAAAAAGTAGGATTATGTGGTATTGATACTAAAACCGGATTAGCTACACCAATTGACGAAGGTGGTTTTTGTAACGAACCATTTGCTCCAGGTCAATTGAGTTTCGGACCTGCATTTGGATTTGTTAATAGATATTATAATGGATCAAATGTAAATTATTATCAATCAGCATCATCAACATATGAACCAAATCCATTTAAAGCAATTGGTCCTCTTCAAGAATTTGATGTAGGTTACTCTAACATTTTTCAAATTCTTGATGCTGGTATTTCTCAAAGCTTAACAAATAACGGTGGTGCATATAGTGGCAGTTTTCAAGTTCCTGGTATATCAACTTATTTACCAAGAAATTATTTTACCGCCGATTTAATTTATGGTGGTTCTAGAGTAATGGGTGGAACTGATATATATGAAACTTTTACATATGATCAACCGAAATCAAATGGTAGATTTGAGTCTGGATCAGTTACAGTTAGTACCGTTACTGGAATTCTTAGTAGTTCAACAGCATTTTTTTGGGACAAAACGACGCAGACATTCCCCAGATTAGATAATTTGTGGACACCATATAGTAAAATTGCATCAGAGGCCTCATCTACCGGAGCGACACCAGCGTATAGTGGATTTAAAAACAATACAAATTTATTTACTGATAAATTTTATGATCCGTCAATGCAAACTAATGGTAGTTTATCATATCCATTATATCCATCTTCTTTAGCGGTTCCTGGTGGAAATGGAACTGGATCTGTTTATGAACCAACTGTTGGCGTTTTCTTTGGTAAAATGAAGTCAGATTTGTCAAATAACACAAAAAATCTTAAAATTCCTTCATCTTTTCCATATTGGGATGATTGGAATCCATATACACCAACAGGTTCGTTTCCGTCACCAATAAACCAAATATCAAATTTATATGTTCGTGGATCAAGTGTATTCTTGTCTACACATTCAGGATCCGCAACATTGTTTAGTGCATCTGTAGATAGATCAAGCAACACTGGTACAAAAGTATTTTCATTTGAATTACCATTGTCAATTGTACCGTACAATACAGGCAGTTATTTTAGAGATAAATATGCTATATTTAGCAATGCAAATGCAAATAACATTGATATTCCTTCTGTATATTGGCCAGGCGCATCTGCACCGGCTTGGAGAACAATTGGTATTGGACCAACAAGTGCAAATATAAATCCAGACACAATGACAGATTCAGCTAAATACAATGGATATGTTTATGTGTTGGAAAACGATCAAATTAAAGATAAAGATTATTCATTAAAGGTAATATTTAGATATAGTTGGAATAGAGCTTAATTTAGTTGAACAGTTATGTCATATCAATTAGTTAATTCAGGTTCAATTGCTAACTCTGATAACGCAGATACACTGCGTGTATCATTTGCTAAGATTAATGGTAATTTTTTGGAATTATCAGGGAGTTTGAATTTTGATCAAACTCCCGTTGGTAGTGCTGGGGGGTCTGCGGGTTACATCATTATAAAAATAAATGGAACAAACTATAAACTTCCTATTTATAATGTGTGAGATTATTCCATAATATATTTTATAGAAGGTTTAAGTCTGTTCCTCTTTCGTATTATAAAAGAGGAAAAGAATTAATTGTTGCTGAAACTTTTACATCCAGTGTAAGCGCATCATTAAAATTAAATGAAGTTGGAATTTTACCGGATTATTTTAAAGAAAAAAGCAATTTTCAGTTTGGTACATCCAACATAAGTGAATTTTATCTTCCTGAAATTACACAAACGGGTTTAGTTTTAAAAAATATAAGTTATGAATTAACACCTTATTCAAATGTAGGGGAATTGTTTGGATTAAAAAATATAAGTCATGAATTAACGCCTTATTCAAATGCGGAAGAATTGTTTGGATTAAAAAATACTATTTACGATTCAACATCTAAAGAAATAATTGAAAATTTATTAAGTTCAAATGAATTTAATTACAACAATTTAAATTTAGATGCGACATCAAATTTTTTAAATTCTTCTCAATTTAATTATAACAATTTAAATTTAGATGCAACATCAAATTCATTATCGTCAAAAATTATAAACAATGAATTTACAAAAATTGACACTATATCAAATACAGAAGGATTAAGTACAGTTGAAATAAGTACTGTTTTATTGGATCAAAACAATAATAATTTAAACCTAAATAATTTAAAACTTGATATTGTTAATTTAGATTCATCAAATATTAACGAATCGTTGATTGGTGTAAATAGTATTAATGTTACATTGGATTTATCTAATATTATTTCCAATTTAAATAGTATTGATTATAATTTACAAATAATTGATAAAACAGATACTAATATATCTGTAAATACGATTGATTACAATTCACAGACAATTGATAAAATACTAAATTATAATTCATTAAATACGATTGATTATTTAAATTATGTTACAGATACATCATCTAATAATACAACTGTTAATTTATTAGATCATTTTATCCCACAAATAGATAAATCAATAACAAATATATCGTTAAATACAGTTGATTATTTAGTTTTTATTCCGGACAAATCATCAAATCAAGAAAATTTATTAAATACTGATTATCTTTTATATAAACCAGATCATTCTGACAATGTTAGTAATTTAAAAACAATAGATTATTTAACGTTTGTTCCTGATAAATCAACAAATCAAGAAAATTTATTAAATACCGATTATCTTTTATATAAACTTGATACTTCGGATAATATTAGTAATTTACAATCATTAGACTATTATAAAAGTACAATTGATAGTTCTAATAATGGTATTGCTTTAAATAATACAACATTGTTTTTAGTTTTGATTGATAGTGGATTTGATAGAAATACATTAAATAATATAACTTATACATTAAGTTTGCCTGATTTTAGTACCGAATTTATTTCTGTTAAAACAACCGATAATTATTTTGTTTTAACCGATACATTTAATTTAAATACTACTCTCAATAATACATCGCATTATCAAACACTAATTGATACATTTACAACAGACAATAAATTATCAAATATAGATTTAAAATTTTATCAAGTTGATATTGGAAATATTGGAATAAATATATCTAATATAAATTATTATTTAGTACAAATTGATAATTCTTCAATTAATTTGACGGTATCAAATTTAGATTATTATGTTACTCCAGTTGATATTGTATCTTATAATTTAAGAATTGACAATATAGATTATAAACCGATAGTTGTTGATACAGGTTTATTTTATAATAAATTCAACGATTTAACATTTGTTTTGCCATATTTTGATACGAATCAAAATGTAATAACATTAAATGAAATAAATAGAAGTTTATCTTTAACTGTAGATTCTGGATTAAATAATCCATCGTTGAATGAAATATTGAACAGTGATATTGGTTTGTTATTAGATGTTTCCCCATTTGAATTAAATTTGAATGAAATATTAAATTTGTTTGTTAAAGTAGATCAAAATGAATTTAATATAAATGTAAACAATGTTTTACACGATTTAACATTAACGGATAAAATTCAATATTCAAATAATGCAAGTCAAATATTACACGATTTAACATTATCAGATAAGTTTAATTTTTCAAATAAATTAAATGACATTTTGATAAAATATGATTCATTTCCTGCAACTTTTAGAAATCAAATTAATGAATTGTCTTATATACAAAATTCGTTTCCTGTATATATCAATTCAAATTTAAACAATTTAAGTTATGAATTATCTAAAGAATCGGTTACCAATTCAAATAATTTAAACGATTTAAGCTACAATTTATCTAAAGAATCCACGACAAACACAAATAATTTAAATAATCTAAGTTACGATTTGTCAAAAGAATCATCTAATTTTAATTTTAATTTAAACAATTTACTGTATGAACAGTCAAAAGAATCGGCGAATTTCACAACTAATTTAAACAATTTAAGTTACAATTTATCCAAAGAATCCATTGAATTTAATGTAAACACATCTTTAATTTACAATTACAGTCCCGAAATCATAGATTATGATATCAATTTTTCCTTAACATATTTGTCCGAACCAATAGATGTAATTAATTTCGGATTATCATCATCATTAAATAATGTTTATACACCAGAATCAATTGATAGTATAATATCTACATCTTTAAATTATGTATATTCGCCAGAAATTATTAGTTTTAGTTTAAAACCACAAGTTGATTATACAACATTTAAACAATCCACTAATAACAGTTCAAACTTAAGTGAATTGACATATAATACATCAAATGAAACTATAAATGAAACAATAGGATTGTCGGTTGATAGTGTATATGCGCCGGAAAAATCTTTAGTATCGCAGAGTTTGACGGGAACAGAATTATATTCTGTTACAACGGATCAAGCAACTGCATCAAAGATTTCATTTGTTCCATATGATAGTTCTTCAAATCTTACATTCAACAGTTCATCATTAAGACACTATGTGCGACAAATAAATGAAGTATTCTACATGTCTGGTAGTCAATTGACATCAAGTAGGATAAATTATCAAGATGATATAGAATTAATTGTAATTGGAAAAGGGTCTACAACTACTTATAAAGACAATTTAGATTATAATTTACCTTATAGAGCTAGCTTTTTGGTTAAAAATTGGCCGTATTATAGTTATAACACAAGTAGTTATTGGTACTTACCTGTACAATTAAATGCTTCAAACAATGATATATTGTCATCCGGTGATATTTGGGTAACTGCTTCTTTCCAGAATGGTACGGATGTATTTACAGATCAATACGGTTTTGCGATAGATATATAATATAAGTTAATATTTATTAAAGAATGAGAATTACCGACTTAAATACATTAGTTACCGCTTCATTAAGTGATATTCTATATATCGTTGATGTAAGTGATACTGGCGATTTTATATCAGGTTCTAGCAAACAAATTACAGTTGGAAATTTCTTTTCTTCAAGTAATGTCGGTGGTGGAGGTGGAGGTGGTGGATCGGGAGGTTCTGGTTATTTAGTATTAACTAGCAGTGTTGTATCATCAAGTGTAAATATAGACAGTACGGTATTTACATCAAACGGAGTTCAAACTGCATACAATGTATCTGGGAGTGTTACAGAAGTTGCGGATGATGTTATTGTATTTATTAATGGTGTATCTCAAATACCAAATGTCAATTATACATTATCGTCATCAATTTTAACTTTTAGTGGAACACCATCTTCTGGCAGTAAAATTGATGTAAGACGAGCAAGTTCTGTATTAAGTGTTACATTTATTACCAGTTCAATGGGCGTTGAGTATTTTACAGGTAATAATTCGTCTAGTCAATTTACTCTTACAAACGGACAAACAGTACTTCATAATTATGATGTTTTGATTTCATTGGATGGTTTGATACAAAAACCAACTACAGATTATAGTATTACAGGTTCAATTTTAAACTTTACAGTACCACCACCAATTAATACAGATGTAGAAGTTAGATATTTAAGCCCACAAACATTTACATTAATTACTGGAAGCGGTGGAAGTGGTGGTGGTTCTGGCGCAGGATTTCCATTTAGTGGAAGTGCAGTAATAACAGGTAGTCTGTTAGTAACAAATTATATTAGTGGATCTTTTACCGGTTCATTATTAGGAACTTCAAGTTATGCATTAACCGCATCAAATGCTAATAATACAGTATCTTCAAGTTATTCGTTAACTTCAAGTTATACATTTACCGCATTGTCTTCAAGTTATGCATTTACCACATCAAATGCGAATAACGCATTATCTTCAAGTTACACATTGTCTTCAAGTTATGCGTTAACATCGTCTTATTCATTTAATTCAAATTCCGCATCATACGCAAATGAATCAAATAATTCAAACAATTCAATATATGCAATTACTGCTTCATATGCATTAACTACATCAGGAAGTGGTGGTGGCGGCGGTGGTTCTGGCGCAGGATTTCCATTTAGTGGAAGTGCGGTAATAACAGGCAGTTTAAATGTTAGTCAAACAATTACATTAAATAACACTGTTATAAGTGCGAGCGGTAATACTTTATATATAAATGGAAGTCCTATATCAATTTTACAATTTGCATATTTTTCCGCAAGTATTAGCAGTTCAACCGAAACAGGAATTCTTAATGTAAGAAATGATTTATTACAAGGTAAATCATTATTAAACGGAGATATTTATGTCAACAACCTATCAACAGCGTCAAATGCTACATTAAATGTATATAATGCTTCCACATCCGTACTATTTCAAACCGAAACAATATTACCTTCTCAAAACTTGATATTGAATCTTACCGATTTTATTCCGTTAAAATTATCAGGAAGCGGATATTTTACATTTCAAATCACCGCCAGTGTTGTTTAAAATATAATAAGAATTTATATTAAATCACTATATTTATAATCATATGAGTTTAATTAACCGTCAAAATCAAAATGTTAATCTACCGGCAATTATTGAAACGCCGAGCAGTATTTGGATGTTAGGACTAGAACATGACGCATCTACATTAAGTCCTTTATTCGGTAAACAATTTTATCCTTTTCATAGTAATACCAATACAAACGGTACAATTTATACAAAATACAGTGGTACTGTAGCAGGTACAATGAATAATGGTAACCATACAGACAGAGGGGCTGATTATCTTGCATTTAATCTTGAAGATTTTAATAGAGGAATGAAAGATGTTAATGGTTATTATTGGAATGACGGATTTAATTATTATGTCATGGAATATGGTGGTTATAGAATGTGGAAATTTAATCCAACGAATCAAAATTTAACATATGCACTTGTAAATAGACCAAATGCCTCAACCAGTTATAATAGTGATTGTAATTATTTAATGAATCATGTTCACGAAAATTTCGTACTTGATGAAGATAGTACAAATGTTTATTTAATGTGTGGAACTCAAAGATACGCAGGCGGTTATTCTGCTTACGACTGTCGTAGTGGCTATACTAATCCCGATTATAGACGAATGATTAAAGACTTTTCGTTTTTTACTAAATCAACATTGAGCATAACAAATGATAATAGTCCATTGGTTAACAATGAAAATGGATATCATGCTTACATTGGAAGAAGTTCCACTAGAATATTTACTTATGGAACAACTGCAGATCAAAATAGTACAAGACTGTCAATGTATACTAAATCTACAAATACAGTTACAACCGTTCAAAGTTTGACGCATTCAGGTTCACACACACCAATACCATCAACAGCAATTCAAATTGATTCAAGTGGAAGTTATGTTTTTTATCATACACAAGTAGTCCCAAATGGTGTTCCGTCTGGGTCATCAAATCCAAAACATCAAATTCAAAGAATTATATTTAATAAAGACGGAAGTCAAGCATCCGGATCTTCTGGTCCAAGTGTTGTTGCTTATAATACAAATTGTACTGTAGATTATACATTGAGTGGAAGTAGTACGCCAAATGATTTGTGGCCAAATAGTTGGACTACAAGTACACAAAGATATTTTACAAGAAGAACAAAGTTATTTTTAAATCAACCTGTTAGTGGTTCTACGATGCATTTGATTGCATTCAATATTACTCCTTATGGCAATGAAGACAGTAATAAAAATTATTATAATGCTCATGTTTTTACAACCCATCCTACTGCAAGTGCGAATTTAACATATAGATCTTCAAGGCCAATTTATACGGATTTGGGCAATGAAATAAGAGCTGTAATTGCGATGGATGATAATACTAATAGATTTTTAGTAGTTACTACCAATAATATGGCAATATATACACTTGACATTGGAAGTTTATCATTAACATTAGCGCAAACAATACCCGGTGAATTTAGACATTATGGTGTAGATACATACAACCGTTTATGGGCAACAAATTATATCAATGATTTATTTTGTTTTTCATTGGATAGTCCAGTTAGAATTAATATTACAAGTCCTACAAGTTCATATAATTATGCGGGGAGTTCCTTATCAGGTAGTATTTTGGTAGAAGCAAGAAATTATTTAGGAAGTTATGTTGCTGTACCTGCTAGACTTACAATTGAAGGCAATTCTGCCGTATTTACATCAAATACATCGTCATCAATTGATATTACAACAAATACAAGCGCATCTATAACAGTGCCAATAACCATTAATAATGGCGGATTTACACGAATTGTAGCAAGTTCAAATTTCTAATTTATAAAATATGAGTTTAATCAACAGACAAAATCAAAATATTGGAATGACCGCAATTATTGAAACTCCTACGAGTATTTTTATAAATGGTCAAGAACACGACGCATCAACATTAACACCACTGTTTGGTAAAATTTTTTATCCGTACTATATTAATACCAACACCAACGGTACTATATTTACAAAATATTGTGGATGGTTAGGTAGCACAATGGATAATGGTAATCATACAGTTAGAACTAACGATTTGAGCGCATTTAGTTTGAATGATATAATACGTGGTATGAAAGACATGATAGGATATAGATGGACCGATGGATTCAATTATTATGTCATGGAATATGGTGGTTATAGAATGTGGAAATTTAATCCATCCAACCAAAATTTATCATATGCACTTGGAAATAAACCGGATGCGACTACAGGTGATTCTTATAGAAGACATGAAAATTGGATTATTGATGAAGATTCTTCTAATTTTTATATGCTAGGGTGCGGACAGAGGTCAAATAGTAATTCCTATAGATTAGGCGGACAATTTGCAGTTGGTAATAAGTTAACAAATGTTGGAACAAACGCTGAGGGTATTCTTAACAATTCTAATTGTTATCATGCTTATATTGGTAGAAGCAGTACTAGGATATTTGCATTTAGAAGCATTGATAATCAAAAACGCACACAATTTTTAACATATTTTAAATCATTAACATCATCAAGCATTTCAATTGATTTTACACACAGTGGTTCACATGTACCAATTCCATCAGAAACATTTGATGTGGATGGCAGTGGTAGTCTTGGATTTTATTATACACACGTAGTACCAAATGCTATACCATCTGGATCTGCGACTGGACCAAAATATAGTATAAACAGAATTATTTTTAATAAAGACGGTAATCAAGCATCAGGATCAATATCAGCATCTATTAGTGCCTATCAAAGCACATGTAGTATTGATTTTACTGCATCCGGTAGTTCTACTCCAAACGATTTATGGCCAATGACTTGGACTACATCTGATAGTTATCAATTTCAAAGAAGAACCAAATTATTTTTAAATAGTCCATCTTCTTCTGTTAAATATTTGATATCATTTAATATGTCTCCGTTTAATTATGACGATGCGAATAAATCATATTATACAAGTCTTGTATTTGAAATAAGCGGTAGTAATACAACTGCTTTAACTTACCAATCAAGTCGTGTAATTTATAACGATATAGGTGGAGAAACAAGAGCGGTAATGGGAATGAATGATGATAATACTAGATTTTTAGCGGTGGGAACATATAATGCTGCAGTATATACATTTAATACATCAAGTAAAGCTTTGTCTTTGGCACAAGTAATACCTGGTGAATGGCGACACTTTGGTACGGATACTTATGGAAGATTATGGTTAACAAATTACGCTAATGATTTGTATTGTTTTACATTGGATTCACCAGTAAAGATAAATGTTACTGCTCCTGTAACATCATATAATTATACAGGAAGTGCAATATCATCCAATGTAAGTGTCGAAGCAAGAAATTACTTGGGGAGTTTTGTATCTGTGTCAAGTAGATTGACTATTGAAGGCAATTCTGCTGTATTTACATCAAATGGATTGGGTGTCTTGGATGTCACTACATCAAGTTCAGGATCAATTAGTGTTCCAATAACAATTAATAATGGTGGATTTACACGAATTGTAGCAAGTTCAAATTTCTAAATGGTCAAAGAGATTCCATATAATTTTGGTGATACAGGAATTAATGGTGAAGTATTGGGTAGACAAAATGTTTATTCACTTCCTTTAGGTAATTCTGTATTAACATCTGATCCATTAACCATAACAATCAATAAAACTCCTAATTCTGCGTCTTCAATATATTTTTTGTCGTATGAAAATCCAGAATTAGGACCAGGTACAGATAACAATTCAATTAATAGAAATGAAATATTTCAACTATCAGTTAATGATACATTGTTTGGCATTGGTTCAATTTCTTCTACACCGTTAATAATTAATACAAGTAACACTTCGTCATTATCTAAAATATATTTTTTGCCGTATGAAAATCCAGAATTAGGGTCAAATACAGATAACAATTCAATTAATAGAAATGAAATAGTACAACTATCAGTTAATGATACATTATTTAGTAGTGGAATAGTTTCTTCTACACCATTAATAATTAGTACAGTCAATACATCATCATTATTTAAAACATATTTTTTATCATATGACAATCCAGAATTAGGGACAAATACAGATAAAACGGGAGTTTATAGAAATAAAATATTACAAATAAATAACCAAAGACAATATCGTTATTTAATACAAGATGGTACAGGTAGTAATTATCCTGTTGACCCCACACGGGATTCAAATTATAATAATACAAAAGTTGTTCTTAACTTTGATAGTTTATCAAATCAAGCATTTACAAATCTTTCACTATTATCTAGCGGTTCATTTACCATCAATACTGGACCGACAGTAAATACTTCAAGCTTTATATCAAATTCAATACAAGTTCTTGTAGTAGCTGGCGGTGGTGGTGGGGGTTCGGATATGGGTGGTGGTGGTGGTGCAGGAGGAGTGATTTATAATAATTCATACACCATAACATCTGGTTCTGTAATTAATGTCACCGTAGGTAATGGTGGATCAGGAGCGGCTGCTGGGGTTGGTCAAGCTAGAGGTACTAATGGTAACAATTCGGTATTTGGTAGTTTAACAGCAGTTGGCGGTGGTGGAGGTGCTAGTTGTCATGATAGATCCACTAGTCCCGCAGGAAATGGTGGGTCCGGAGGTGGCGCATCAGGAGGTGGTACTCTTCCAAGTGGCGGAACAGGTGGTGGTGGTTATGGCGGCGGAATAAGAGGATTAGGAACATCAGGACAAGGATATGACGGTGGTACAGGATTCTATGCTTGGTATCCCGGCGGTGGCGGCGGTGCAGGAGGAGCTGGTAGTTCAGGACCAAATATACCAAATGGTGGTCCCGGTTTACTTTTTTCTGTAATGAGTCCATATTATTTTGGTGGTGGTGGTGGTGGTTCTGCATATTCAGTATCACCCGGTGGTAATGGTGGTATTGGTGGTGGTGGCGGTGGTGCAGTTGGAACCACAACTGGCGGTGCTGGTTTAAATAACGGTTCACCTGGTGGTGGTGGTAGTATTAATTCACAAACAAATACTCCTGGTGGTAATGCAGGAGCAAATACTGGCGGTGGTGGTGGTGGTGGAAGTCATTATAATTCAAATAACTATGGTGGTAATGGTGGATCTGGTATTGTCATAGTCAGATATTATGGATCACAAAAAGCAACAGGAGGTACAGTTACTACAGTTAATGGAAATACGATTCATACTTTAACTGGAAGTGCAACAATGTCTTTCTATGATACTCCGATTACAGATCCAACAAGTGTAGGATTTTTTGATGGGTCCGGTAGTTATGTAAGAATAAGTGGTTCATCACTATTAAATTTAGGTTCAGGGTCTGTTTTTGAATCTCCATTTACTGTTGAGTATGATTTTTATACTAATTCAAGTAGCAAATATCAAACAATTTTATCAAGAGGAGCAGGTTCAATAAATTATAACACTTCGTCTGGATTGGTTTATAACGCAGGAATTAGTTCATCAAAAATTATATGGGAATACTATACAAATAATACATCAAGTTATTTATTAACAGGATCCACTAATATTGTAGATAATAACTGGTATTCTTATGCCGTAACTTATGACGGAAATATAACTAGATTATATTTAAATGGTGTTCTTGAAAATAGTGTTAGTAATTCAATTTACAATTATCCATCCACTTTATTACCGTCACTTACATCATCATTTATTGGAAGATTGGTAAATACATCAAGCAATGATTTTTCAGGATATCTAGATAAAATCAGAATCACTACAGGAATAGCAAGATATACGAATGCATCTTATATTACACAATCTTCAAGTTATCCAACTTCCACAGGATTTTTAGCTGGATCAAATTATTGCAATTCAAATATATTAAATATACGATTTGCCAATGATTATTTGACGGGTTCAAATTTAATATTGCCTAGTGGTACCAATGATTTTACATCATCTCAAGATATATTAGTAACTAATATTACGGGTACAGTAAATAATAATACAATAAACACAATTAGCAGTGGATCTAATATCATTAAAAGAAACGATGGTATTACAGATAAAACTATATATACGGGCGATAATTATATAAGCGATACAACAATATTTACAAGAGGTAATGTAGAAAGAACAACCGTAGAATCATCCCAAGTAATATTTAATTCTTTATCCGATCCAAGTAAAAATTATAGTTATAAAGGAACTGGTTCTAATATTATCATCCGAAATGATGGTATTACAGATAAAACTGTATATACAGGTGATAATTATGTAAGTGATGCTACAATATTTACACGGGGCAATGTAGAAAGAACAACCATAGAATCATCTCAAGTAATATTTAATTCTCTATCAGACCCAAGTAAAAATCATAGTTATAAAGGAACTGGTTCTAATATCATTAAAAGAAATGATGGTATTACAGATAAAACTATATATACAGGCGATGGTTATGTAAGTAGTGCAACAATAAATGCAATTGGTACTATAGATAAAACTATATTAAACGGTTCAAGCGTTGTAATAAATACAGACACTAATAATTTCATTCCGTCAATAAATAAAACATTTACATACGAAGTAGACTATAACGCAGTATTCAACCAAGAAATAGATTCTGTTTTAACAATTGTAACAACATATTCATTACCATTAGGATTTTCTATATCATCTGATGCAAAAAGAATTATAGGATATGTCAATTTTTCAGATACAAAAACTATAAAATTAGAATTATCCGATAGTAGTACATATAATATAGTTTTAAAACCAATATTCTTTAAGAAAAAATATACTTATTAATATGACAAATTTAATTCCATTCTTTAAAAGATATCCGAATAATACAGGATTTAATGTATTTGACGCATCGGGGTCTATGACAATACAACAACCATACAATCCAGGTACCGGAGATACATTTCATTCACAAGAAGAAATATATCAATATGTTACTTCCAGTATAATGACAATGATACAATACAATCCAATTGATGATTTAACTGATGTATAATGAGAAAATTATCTACAGATTTAATTAAGTCTGGTAGTTTTACTGGAAGTTTTAGTGGTAGCTTCTATGGATTATCGCCATCTTCTAGCTATGCACTAACTGCAAGTTTTTCTAATAATTCAGTTAGTGCAAGTTATTCACTAAATAGTACTACCGCAACCAATTTATCTGGTGGAACTGTTAATGCTATATCAATTACAGGATCTTTATTGGGAACTAGCAGTTATGCTTTAACGGCTAGTAATTTGAGTCCGATTGCTCAAGATTTGATTCCAATTACAGGATCAACATATAGTTTGGGTTCGCCCACCAACAAATGGAAAGATTTATATGTAAGTACCGGCAGTATTTACATTGGAGAAACAGTATTAAGTACATCTGGTTCAACATTATTTGCAAATTCAAGTCCGATTGTAACACTAAATACCGCATCTGGTCAAATTGAGGTTGCAGGAATAACTGCATCACTAAGTTCAAGTTTCGCATCAAATGCTAATTTATTAAATAATACATCATCAACTGTATTTGCTACTACTGGCAGTAATAATTTTAGTGGAAGTCAAACGGTTCAAGGAAATATAACAGTAATTGGCAGTTTGATTGCGCAACAATATGTAGTAAGTTCATCGGTCAGTTATTTTACATCATCTAATTTTGACGGTAGTACTAAGTTTGGTGATACAGATTCAGATACGCATCAATTTACAGGATCACTTCGTTCGCCAAATATTACTGGCAGTTTATTAGGTACTGCATCTATTGCTTTAGTTGCGTTAACATCTAGCTATATAAATGTAGCAACAAATGCAATTAGTAGTAGTTTTGCTGATACCGCTAGTGTTTCTGTTAGTTCGTCTTATTCATCATACGCAATTACATCCAGTTATAATTTAAACAGTGTAAGTTCAAGTTACAGTTTAAATAGTGTTAGTAGCAGTTATTCAAATGTCGCAAATACAGCGACATCTGCAACCAGTGCAAATACTGCAACAAGTTCAAGTTTTGCAACTACTGCTGGTACAGCTACTAGTGCTACATCGGCTACATCGGCTACATCAGCGAATAGTGCGACAAGTGCATCATATGCATTAACCGCATCATTTGCATTGAATGCTTCTGGAGGTGGAGGAGGAAGTGGTACTGTTAGTGGTTCTACAAATTATATTTCTAAATTTACATCTGGAAGTGCGATAGGAAACAGTGTAATTTATGAAACAGGCAGTAATATTGGTATTGGAACTATCAATCCGAATGCTAAACTAAATATTAACAGTAGTGGTTCTTTAGTTTCTGGTTCAGTTGTATTTAGTGTAGAAGGAACGCAGGGTTCATTATTTAGTGTAGATGATAGTCTTAGCGGATCATTGATGAGTGTTAACGATATTAGTGGATTACCAATATTGGAGGTATTTAGTGATGACAGGCTAGTAGTTGGTACATACAATTCAAATGCTTTGGTGGTAACTGGGAGCAGGGTTGGTATAGGTATAAGCAATCCTATAGCTAAATTACAAGTGAGTGGTAATATTAGTGGTAGTAGTTTTACATCTAGTGTAAGTAACGGTGTTGGATTTCTGGGTACATCATCATTTTCTGTTACCGCTTCGTTTTCTTTAACCGCTTCAAATGTAGTTACTGCTTCATATGCATTAAATGCTTTAACTGCATCATTTGCATTGAATGCTTCTGGTGGTGGAGGTGGTAGTGGAACGGTGACTGGTTCATTAAATTACATATCTAAATTTACATCTACTACGACTGTTGGAAACAGTGTAATGTATGAAACTGGTAGTAATATTGGTATAGGGACTATTAATCCGAATGCTAAATTAAATATTAATAGCAGTGGTTCGCTTGTTTCCGGATCTGTAGTATTTAGTGTAGAAGGAACGCAGGGTTCATTATTTAGTGTAGATGACAGTTTAAGTGGTTCATTGATGAGTGTAAATGACATTAGCGGTTTACCGATATTGGAGGTATTTAGTGATGATAGATTGGTGGTAGGAACATATAATTCAAATGCTTTAGTGGTAACTGGCAGTAGAGTTGGTATAGGTACAAATAATCCTATAGCTAAATTACAGGTGAATGGAAATATAAGTGGTAGTAGTTTTACCGGCAGTGTTTTTGGTACAAGTAGTTGGTCTACAAATGCATTGACTGCTTCATATGCAGCTGGCGGTGGTACAACATTAACTACTGGCAGTACTTATCCAATAACAAGTAGTTGGGCAACAAATGCTATAAGTAGCAGTTTTTCAACATTTGCGGTTTCTGCTACAAGTGCGACATCTGCGACTAGTGCAACTACGGCTACTAGTGCGAGTTATGCGACTGTTGCAGGTAGTGCTACTTCTGCAACTACAGCGACATCTGCGAATAGTGCCAATACGGCAACGAGTGCGTCATATTCATTAAGTTCAAGTTATTCTTTAAATAGTACTACTGCGACAAGTTCATCATTTGCGTCAACATCCAGTTACAATTTAAATTCAATCAGTTCAAGTTTTTCTGTTAATGCTTCAACTGCAAGTTATGTAGTAAATAGTGTTAGTAGTTCATATGCGTTGACGGCTTCGTATGCATTAAATGCTGCAAGCAGTGGTGGTTCATCGTCTACATCCAGTTTAATTGGACAAACATTTGTACCTACTGCTTCTGTAAGTCAATTATCATTAACACAGAGTGTAAGTAACAATGATCAAATTTTAGTAATATTAGACGGTCTAGTTCAATCCAGAACAGGCAGTTATACTGTTTCAGGTTCAACTTTAACTTTAACAGAAAATGCTGATTCAGGTTCTATTATTGATATAAGATTTTTAGCCGGTTCATCAAGTGGAGCATCGTCTGTTAGTAGCAGTTACGCTTTAACATCTAGCTTTTCTACAACAATCGCTCCTAGAACTGCAATTTATAGATACGGTACAACAAGTGTTGTAAATCCTGGTTCGTATGCATATACAATAATAAAATATGATACTGCGGTTACAGATTCTACTGGATGGTATGATAATACAAATGGCAGATTTACACCAACTGTATCTGGATGGTATCAAGTATCTGCTGGAGCAAGAGTTTATAGTAGTGGTACTTCGGAAGGTTATTTAACATTACTTAAAAACGGAACTGAACTTGGTAGTAATGGTGGATTTGGTACGGTAAATGGATTTCTATCAATGTTGGTTTATTTCAATGGAAGTACTGATTATCTACAATTATATTCTCGTACTCAAAATGCAATTACAAATGCACAAAATTCATCAGGCGCACCGTTTACTATGGTTTATATGACATCATAATATATATAATAATATGCCATTTACAAGATTACGACAATCATTAATACAGCCAAATGGATCTATAACAGGTTCTTTATTAGGAACTGCTAGTTACGCTGTAACATCATCGTATGCAATGAATGGTGGTAGTGGAGGTGGTTCAACACCTGTTGTAAGTGTAGCCAGTTTAAATAATCAAACAATATTGTATAACTTCAGCAGTTCACAAGAAGCTACAATTACAGGTTTGACGCTCACAAATAATAACTGGGGAATCAATGTAGTTGAAGAATGGAACAGTATTCCGGGAGACCTTAATATTTCTAGTTGTAGTTTGAGTTTACATTTTAGTGGCAGTAATAATAGTACAACTTTTATAGATAGTAGCCCAAATAATTTTACAGTTACATCAAATAACGGTGCTAAAATTACATCGTCTATTAGCAAGTTTGGTGGTACAAGTGGATTTTTTGATGGTACAAATGATTATTTAAGTGTTGCAGATAATGAACGATTTAATTTTTCATCTGGTAATTTTACAATTGAATTCTGGGTATATGTTCAAAATACATCATCGTATTCTTGGGTGATGTCGCAGTGGGAAAATTCTGTTGGAAGTGACACTAATTCTGCATTCGGAATATTTCAGAGTCAATATATTGAATTCGCAGTGGCATATAATAATAGCATATCACAAATAAGCGTTACTGGAACAACACCATTAATAGTAAACAATTGGTATCATCTTGCATTAGTTAGAAGTGGTTCTTTAATTAGTTTATATTTAAATGGAAATTTAGAATCAACAACTAGTGGAGTTGGTTTAAATGTAATTAATAATTCCAATTTACCAATTATCATTGGTGCTAGATATGGAGGTACACAATATTTCAACGGATACTTAGACGAGGTAAGAATTACAAAAGGTATTGCTAGATACACTGCTAGTTTTGTAACACAATCTGTACAATTTCCCGATGCATTACCGCAGTATGAAACAAAATATGTTGGTTTGATTGGTGGTTTAAATGATACAGGTTCAGATTATGGTATACAAAAATTGGACGATACATCTTTAAAAATAAGAAAGATGTCTGTATCAGGTACACCTGTGAGTGGTTCACCTGTTCTTAGTGCCAGTGTTGATAGGGTATATGTTAATGTATTAAATTATAGTAATGTAAGTGTAGGTTCACCATTATTGGGACAAACATTTACCGCAGTAGGAAGCACATCCAGTTACGCATTATCAAGAAGTGTTGTAAATGCATATGAAATTGTTGTAGCAGTAGACGGTGCAGTACAATCATTTAATGATGCTTATTCTGTTACAAGTTCCACCATCAATTTTACAGAAAATATTCCGTCAGGATCTTTGGTTGATATCAGATACTTAACTACACCAAATGTTAATAGCGCAAGTTATGCTGCGACATCTAGTTATTCTTTATCAGGAGGAACCACAAGTGGAAAATCAATAGCGTTATCATTTATTCTTGGATAATTATATAAGGAGAATTTTATGGCAGCACCAAACATTGTAAACATATCAACATTAACAGGCAAAACTACTTATGTTAATTTAACCACTACTGGTTCCACTTCTGTTTTAAGTAACGCAAGTGGAAGTAACAGAGTATATAAAATTAATAGTTTATTCGTAAGTAATACAGATACTGCAAATGCTGTAAATGTTACCGTCAACTATTATGACAGTTCATCAGTTTCTGCTGCAACAACATCTGGTAGTATTGCTAATTCAATCACTGTTCCAGCAAAAAGTAACTTGGTTATTTTAGATAAAAGCACCGCTCTTTATTTAGAGGAAAATGATGCAATAGGAGCAATTGCTGGAACTGCTGCTAAATTAACCGTCATCTGTTCATACGAGGACATTGGATAATGAGAATCAATGGTTCAATTATAGGTAGTGTTGTTACTTCTTCTGCGTTATCAGCAACTGGTATTTGGGGTTTACAAAATGTTGAACTTGCTAATAGATTAAATGTTTGGCCCGGACAAATAGTTACTAACGGATTGGAATTATTTTTAGATGCAAGTCATAAAGATAGTTATCCAGGTACAGGTACAACGTGGTATGATTTGAGCGGAAATGGAAGAAATCTTACTTTAACTAATGGTCCCACATTTAGTGCAGCTAATATGGGTAGTATAGTTTTTGATGGTACAAATGATTATGCGGTTGTGAATCCAGTATCTGCTTTTAATATATACTGCATTAGTATGTGGTTTAAACCAACCACAATAATTAATTCTACATCGGTCGGTAAAAGTTTAATTCACTTTAAAAGCAGTATAGGTAAATATATTGGGTTTGGACCAGTTACAACCCGTGTTGCAAATGAATATATTACTATTGTACAAGAACCAGGTGATAAAAGAACGGCTGTTAATGATGGAGGATCTTTATCTGCTGGAACTTGGTATAATATTGTTTTTAACTATGAAAGTTCTCAATACAACATATATATAAATAATACATTAAAAAGTACAACTATTGGTACTTCTACAGGTAATGTTCCATTAATAACAGATCCAAATTTTATATATTTAAATTCTTATGAAGGAACTTCTGACTATTTAGACAGTTCATTATCTATGTGCAATATTTACAATAGAACATTAACCGCATCCGAAATACAACAAAATTTCAACGCAACAAGAGCTAGATACGGAGTATAAAAATTATGAGTGAAACAAATGTAACAATATATGAAAACAGGGAATTTATGATATTCAATGTAAGTGAATTGAATATTGTAGATTTCACTAAAGTACACGAAACTTCAATTGACACTGTGCGAAAAAGCGTGGATCAAACCAAAACATTTTGTAAATGGGATGGGGTAGTGCCAGACTTTTTTAATAATATGACAACAAAAGAAGGTCCGTATACTTATACAGAAATACTAACTATATTAGCCACACCAGAATGGACAGATCCTAATCCACCATTTTGATTTATTTATATAAAATATGCCACTAACCAGAATCACTTCACAGTTAATTAGTATACCATCCAATTATCCATTAACAGGATCATTAAATGGTACTGCTAGTTATGCAACAACTGCTAGTTTTGCAATGAACGGTGGTTCTGGTGGTGGCGGTGGTACTACTAGTTTAACAGGAATAACATTTCCGTATGTAAGTGGAAGCAATGTATATACATTGTCACAAAGTGCGGTTGCTGCTAATGATTTATTATTGAGTGTAAATGGTGTAGTACAAACACCTACAACAGATTATACGGTGAGTGCGAGTAGTGTTACATTTACAGACAGTTATCCATCTGGTAGCAGTGTAAATGTAAGATATCTTGTTACCGCCACTTCTTCTAGCTTTGTAGATTTAGCTAATATAGTATTGACAGGCACAACCACAGGTGATGCTTATTATCCACAAGTTGCTGCATTGTTACATTTTGACGGTACAAATGGTAGCACCACTATAACAGACAATAGCAAAAATAATTTAACTGTTACGGCATCAAATGGTGCGTTTATAAGTACAGCCCAAAGTAAATTTGGTGGAGCCAGTGCATTTTTTGACGGTACAAATGATTATGTTTCAACAACTTATAATACGGCTTTATTTGATTGGTGGACTGTAGATTATACATTAGAAATGTGGGTCTATGCAATTTCATTTCCTGCCGCAACGGGAAGTGGCGGAAGTGTCGGCAATTTGATTGGTAATATGAGTTTTAATAGCGACACAAATTATTGGAGTTTTGGTACAAATTCGAGCGGTAATGTAAAGTTTTATTATTATAACGGTTCTGCCCAATCTTTTACAAGCAATTTAACTCTTACTTTAAATACGTGGACACATTTAACAATGGTAAAAAGTTCGGTTGGGGTAGATATATATGTAAATGGAGTAAAAAGTTCAACTACACACACTATAGTAGGAACCCCACAATCATCTACTAATACAGCTTTTACTATAGGCGCTTATACTAATGGTTTTTATCAAGGTTATATAGATGAATTACGAATTACTAAGGGATATGCTAGGTATACTGGTAATTTTACGCCATCAACAACTGCGTTTTCTAATACAGGTGGTGATGTAGGTAAAGCGTTGGTGGTAAATAGTACTGCTACAGGTGTTAGTATTGGTACCGCTGGTTATTTTAGTTCACAATTAGCAAAAGCTTGGGTCAACTTTAACGGTACAGGCACTGTAGCTATAAGAGATAGTTACAATGTAAGCAGTATTACAGATTTAGGAACAGGTAATTATCGTGTGAATTTTTCTTCTACTTTATCTACAATTCCATCTGTAGCAGCATCTACGAGTAATGAATCAGTAAATACTGATTTTGGTGTAAATGTAAATTCATATACAACTTCTACTGTAAATCTATATTGTGTAGAAAATGGAACGGTCACAGATAAATCTGCAATTTCTGCAATTGTATTTAGTAATTAAAAATATATGGCAACCAAACCTTTTTTATCACAAATCGCAGTACCTGTTGGAACCACAACAGGTGATGTTTATTATCCACAAACCAGCTTATTGATGCATTTTAATGGTACAAATGGTAGTACCACTATGACAGATAATAGCAAAAATAACATAACTGTTACATCAAATAATGGTGCTGCAATTAGTACGGCACAAAGCAAATTCGGCGGCAGTAGCGTATTATTTGACGGTACAAATGATTATTTAACTACTAATACAAATGCTAATTTAGCACTAGAAAGTGAAAATTTTACAATTGAGGGCTGGTTTTATTTTATTGACGGCGTGAATAATTCGTTGCGTCCTGTATTAGGTAATTATTCGGCATATTCGTCTAATAGTATTTATTTTGGAAAACACAATGCTTATGGTGGTAAAATGTCACTTTGGCTTGGTAACTATTCTAGCAATGCGGCATTATTGGCAGATCCAACTGCTCTTACAAATAATCAATGGATACATTTTGCTATAGTGAGAAATGGTTCAAATTGGACAATGTATAGAGATGGAGTAAGTGTTGCAACTGCTACTTATAGTGGTGTTACAAGTACAACAAATTTCTTTTATATAGGAACTAGTGGTGATGGATATTATTTTCAAGGTTATATAGATGAATTGCGAATTACAAAAGGTATAGCTAGGTATACCAGTAATTTTACGCCATCTACCACGCAATTTTTAGATAGTACAGGTGATGCAAATAGTAATGTAGTGGTTAATAGTACTGCAACAGGATTTGCAATAGGAACAGGTGGTATAAATGGCGCACAATTAGCAAAAGCTTGGGTCAACTTTAATGGTCAAGGCACCGTAGCAATACGAGATAGTTACAATGTAACCAGTATAACAGATAATGGCGTAGGAATTTTTACAGTTAATTATAATTCTTTTAGTAATAGTAACTATTGCGTACAAGTATCTATACGAGAATGGGCGGTTTATACTGCATCCGGTGGTATAATAACAAATAATAGCGTAAAACTAGATATATATGGGAGTTCAGGCACAAACCAAGATCCAACGCATGTTTTTGTAACGATATTTAGCAATTGAAATTAACTATATATAACTGTATGAATGAAAAACGAATAATATACCCAACGGAAAATGGTGGAGTTGCTATAATAATACCATCAATAAATGCAAAAAATGCAGATGAAACTTATGATGACTTTATCGCAAGAATTGCTGCAAAAGATGTACCAGCAGGAACATCATATAAAATTGTGCCAGTAGACGATATACCAACAGATAGAACCTTCAGAAACGCCTGGGAATATCCAACAGATACACTATAATATCATATGATAACAATAAATCTTGATAAAGCCAAAGAAATACAAAAAAATAGATGGAGAAACGCAAGAAAATCTATACTGGAAAAATTAGATACAGAATTTATGCGTGCTGTTGAAACCGGAGACACAACCAAACAACAACAAATCGCAGCACAAAAACAAACACTACGAGATGTTACAACCACCGATTTATCCACTATAACCAATACACAAGAACTTAAAAATGTTTGGCCGGATATATTAAGTCAATGATATTTAATATAGATGGCACTCAATCAATTAAAATTTGATCAGCTAGAAACTGGCTCAGTTTATCCAATTACCGCTTCATACGCACTTAATTCAAGTGGCGGTGGTGGTGGAACAACTTTAACTACAGGTAGTACATACCCAATTACAGCAAGTTGGTCAAATAATGCAACAACAGCTAGTTTTGCATCTAATTCTACTAGTGCAAGTTATAGTAATACCGCATCTGTTGCTTTAAATTCGTTGACGGCTAGTTATTTAAATCCAATATCACAAAGCTTAATACCATCAACAGGATCCATTTATAGTCTAGGTTCACCCACCAATAAATGGAAAGATTTATATGTAAGTACAGGTAGTATTTACATCGGCGAAACAGTTTTAAGTACATCCGGTTCAACATTATTCGCAAATTCAAGCCCAATTGTAACATTAAATACCGCATCCGGTCAAATTGAAGTTGCTGGTTTAACCGCTAGTTTAAGTGCAAGTTTCGCATCAAATGCCATTTTGTTAAACAATACCGCATCAACTGTATTTGCTACTACAGGCAGTAATACTTTTAGTGGAAGTCAAACGGTTCACGGAAATATTACTGTAAATGGTAGTTTGTTTGGAACCGCATCAGTTGCTTTAACATCCAGTTACAATTTAAATAGTGTTAGTAGTTCATATTCTTTGACGGCTTCATACGCAATGAATGGTGGTTCTGGTGGTGGAACTACATTAACTACAGGTAGTAGTTATCCAATAACATCAAGTTGGGCTATTAATGTAGTGTCTGCTTCGTATGCATTAATCGCTGAAAGTGCAACAACTGCTAATTCGTCAACCAGTGCAAGTTATGCTTTAACTGCTTCATTTGCATTAAACAGTATTGCTGGTGCATCAGGCAGTGAAGGTGGTGGGTTATTGGTTGCAACAAGTGATGGTTTTAATTATAACATTGCTGGTTATTCTGGTACCTTTCCAACTATCACATTGGTAAGAGGACAGTTGTATTATTTTAACATAAGTGGTATATCTGCTTCACATCCATTTGCTTTAAGATTATCAAGTGGTAATACGAGTGCGGTACCAGGTACAACAAACAATAATCCTGTAAGTGGTAATGCAAACACAAGTACTTTAATAATTTATAGAGTACCAAATGATGCGCCTTCTAGTATAGTTTATCAATGTACTGTACATTCAGGTATGATTGGAACTATAAATATAGTCAATCAATATGGAACTACACTAACAACAGGTAGTAGTTATCCAATTACCAGTAGTTGGAGCAATAATGCAACAACTGCTACATCAGCGACATCCGCAACATCAGCGAATAGTGCAACAAGTGCGTCATATTCGTTAAGTTCAAGTTTTGCAACTACCGCAACTAGTGCAGCAACTGCTACATCAGCGACATCTGCAAATAGTGCCAATACAGCGAATAGTGCGACAAGTGCTTCATATTCATTGAGTTCAAGTTACGCATCTGCTGCAGGTACAGCTACTAGTGCAACATCTGCAAATAGTGCAACAAGTGCGTCATATTCATTAACATCCAGTTATAATTTAAATAGTGTTAGTTCAAGTTTTGCATCAACTGCAAGTTATAATTTAAATAGTATTAGTAGTTCATATGCATTAACTGCTTCATACGCAATGAATGGTGGTTCTGGTGGTGGAACTACATTAACTACAGGTAGTAGTTATCCAATTACCAGTAGTTGGAGCAATAATGCTTTAACTGCTTCATATGCAATAAACGCAGTATCAATTATTACCGCTTCATTACAAACAGGTAGTATTGCTAGTCAAACAATTCTTTATAATGTTACTACATCACAAGATAATATCATTTCTGGATTAAATCTAACAGGAAATAAATGGGGAGTTAGTGTTATAGAAGAATGGAATAATGTTTCTGGTGACATTTATTATCCAAGTTGTAGCTTACTTTTACATTTTAGTGGCAGTAATGGAAGCACCACATTCACCGATAATAGTCCAAGAACAAAAACAGCAACATCAAATAATGGTGCGGTAATAAGTACTGCGCAAAGTAAATTCGGTGGAACAAGTGGATTTTTTGACGGTACAAATGATTATGTTTCAATTCCAAATAATGCGGAATTTAATTTTGCATCAGGAACATTTACAGTTGAACTTTGGGCATATTTTTCTTCGGTATCTGATCAGAGAGTTTTAGTTACTAATTATCAAGATACTACAAATGGTTGGGTACTTCAATTATTGAACGGTATAGTAAATGTAAATTTATCAGGAAATGGACAGGATATTATAGGCACTACAACCATTTTAGTTAATACTTGGTATCACATTACAGTATCCGGTACAGCTGGTGCATATAAATTATTTTTGAATGGTGTTCAAGAAGGTTCTACATATACAGGAGGAACTACATTAACATCTACATCCGCCTTAACAATTGGCCAAATTATAAGCAGTGGTTATTTTATTGGTTATATAGATGAATTGCGAATAACGAATGGTGTAGCTAGATACACTGCTAGTTTTGCAACACAATCAATTGAATTTCCAAATCAACTTCCTCAATATG